GGCGGATCAACCAGGCAACCTGCGAGACGCTGGCTCCGGTTCCGCCGCCCGCTTCTTCTACACCGCGAAAGCTAGCAAAGCGGATCGTGAACGAGGATTGGATGATGCTCCAACCATTACCGCTGCGGTGATGATTAATCGCGAACCCGACAGCGCCGGTATGAAAAGTCCTAGTTCAGGCGCAGGGCGTACCAGCGGGAGTAAGAATCCACATCCTACGGTCAAACCGATTGCATTAATGCGATATCTGATTCGATTGGTGACGCCGCCGAATGGAGTGGTGTTAGATCCGTTCATGGGTAGTGGCACAACTGGTCTTGCGGCGAGGGATGAACAGAAATCGTTTATTGGGATTGAACGTGATGATGCCTATTTTCATATCGCACAGCATCGATTAAATAAAAATGCCGCAGCTCATATCTCTACACTTGATGTATAATAGCATGATGACCCATACCAGTTTGTTATTATGAGTAAAGTAAATACTATGGAGTTTGGTAAACTGAAATTATTATTTTCTACTCCTATCATGGAGTTTAACCTTGCAAACTTTATTAATCCATCCATTACTAAGGTACTAATGGAAATGAAAGCAAGTACCAATAGTGCTGTGCATGGTGTACGAGGAGACCAAAATCCCTCACATCTTCCAGAGCTGATACCCTTATATAATATTTTTCAAGAATGTGTTGATCGATACTGTCGGGAACTTGGTCTTCCTCCAAATCGAATTGAATCGAGTTGGGTAAATATTTTATATAACGGAGGCTCCGTAAGTACACATCGACATCATAATAGTATTGTCAGTGGTGCGTTTTATCCATATGTGGATTCCAATAGTTCTGGTCTGGTATTCATAAGCCCTCTAGACGGATATCGTATGATGGATGCCTCGGCGGAATTCGTTACGAATACAGAATACTCCGGAAATATTCATACGATGTTGGCAGAAACAGGAAAACTAGTGTTGTTCCCGAGTTGGCTACAACATTATGTGCCACCGAATTTATCCAACCTACGAATTACACTCAGTTTTAATACACGGTTTCTGTGATATACTATTCATTTAAGGAGCTTTACAATGTCATTTTTCCGCACTCTGATTAAAGATCTTCCCGCTATGACTACCATTGCATCTGACGGGTTGAGTTCATCAGAATTTGATGGCTACGTCAATACCGGCAGCTATACTCTAAATGCCGCCCTCAGTGGGTCATTATTTGGAGGCATGCCGAACAATAAGATTACTGTCTTCGCTGGTGACCCCGCGACGGGTAAAACATTCTTTGTCTTGGGTATAATTAAACAGTGGTTGGAAGATAATCCTAATGGTGGCGTGATTTACTTTGACTCCGAGAGCGCAGTTACAAATCAAATGTTGTCAGAGCGCGGCATTGACTTGACGCGTATCGTGAAATCTGAACCAGAAACCATTGAGCAGTTTCGTCAAACCGCATTGCAGATTCTGGATCGTTATAGTGAGACTCCGCAAAGGGCACGACAACCAATGCTAATGGTGCTGGATTCGTTGGGGAATCTTTCCAGCGCTAAGGAAGTTGAAGACATCCGTGCAGAGAAAGACACACGGGATATGACAAAAGCAGGACTCATCCGTGGCACCTTTCGCGTGTTGCGATTACGACTGTCTAAATTGAATGTGCCGATGATTTGTACAAATCATGTGTACGCTGTTGTGGGAGCATATGTACCCACGAAGGCACTCTCAGGTGGTTCAGGATTAATTTACATCAGCGACTCCATAGCGATGTTATCCAAGTCAAAGGATCGCGACAAAGAAAAGAATATCATTGGTAGCATTATTACCACGAAAATGTACAAATCGCGCCTCTCGCGTGAGAACAGTCAAGTTGAGGTACGCATTTCCTATTCAGGTGGTCTCGACAAATATTACGGGCTATTGGATATCGCCGTCGAGGCTGGCATGATTGAGTATAGCGGCGGCAAATATACCTTTTCCGGTGTCGACAAAGCGGTCTCTGCATCAAAGATTGCGGAAGCACCAGAGCAATTTTTTACCAAAGAGTTTCTCACGCAATTAGATGAAAAATTTGTGAAGCCGAATTTCAGCTATGGCAGCATGGCGACATCGACGACGACTACGGAAGACAACGAGGAATAGACGGATATATTAACACGCACACCAATACTTCATCACTATTTGACTGATTATGATTGAACCCCTGATTCTCGCTCATCTGATTCGCGATGAAGAATATACACGACGAGTCTTGCCGTTTTTGAAGAAAGAATATTTTACCACTGACACGGCACAAATTGTTTACCGCCTCATACACACGTTTATTTCTTCATATAAAGTTACACCCACCGTTGATGCAATTACGTTATTACTAGATCAGGCCTCGGTTTCTGGTGGAACATACACCGAGGCTGCGACTCTACTAAAAGAAGTGGCGACCATTACTCGTGTTGATAATAACCGACGGCAGTGGCTAATTGATCAAACGGAACAGTTTTGTAAACAACGTGCCTTATATCTGGCCATCTCAGAGTCTATCTCACTGATTGATAAAGATTTTGAATCAGCAGCAACAGTGCCTGAACTGCTTAAGGATGCGTTATCGGTCGGATTTGACACACATATTGGTCACGACTATTTTGAGGATTTACAGTTGCGATACGATATGTATCATCAAGTGCAGACACGAGTTCCTTTTGATTTGGACATATTTAATAAAATCACCGGTGGTGGATTGATACGTAAAACATTGAATGTCGTTGTTGCAGGTACGAACGTTGGTAAATCATTATTTCTTTGTCATGTCGCTGCATCAACTATCGCACAAGGAAAAAAGGTGCTGTATATTACAATGGAGATGGCAGAAGAACGTATTGCTCAACGTATTGACGCAAACCTGTTGGATGTTACAATGGATACACTGGAACAAATGCCCAAAGCCCTGTATGAATCCGCATTTGAAAAACTTCAGCAACGTCAAGTATTTGGTAAGCTTATCATTAAGGAATATCCTACCAGCGGAGGCAACGTGGGACACTTCCGTATCCTTCTTGATGAACTGGCGCTCAAGAAGCAATTTGTGCCGGATTTGCTGATCATAGATTACATTAATATCTGTTCATCGATACGATTCAAAATAGGTGGACAGACAAACTCTTACATGTATGTAAAGTCCATCGCAGAAGAGTTACGTGGGCTTGCGGTAGAGTATGATCTTCCATGTTTGACGGCCACGCAGTTTAATCGCGAAGGGTTTGATAGTAGCGATCCATCACTAACAAATACCAGTGAATCGTTTGGGTTACCACAAACCGCTGATTTACAAGTGGCATTGGTCACGAGTGAAGAACTAGAACAAGACGGATTGCTGATGATTAAGCAGTTAAAGAATCGCTACGCCGACACCTCTAAATACCGCCGGTTTACTATTAAGGTGAATCGCAGTAAAATGCGTCTGACGAATGACCAGAATCAGCAATATCTTTCAGATCCTATACCTGAACCAAGGGAATCTAAGGCTAAGCCAATCAATAAGCAAAGGACAAAAACATCAATCACACGAAATACTATAGCATCTACATCCGAAGAATCTAAGTTTTCTCATAAGAATTTACGGTCTGCACTAAAAACTAATAGTACAGCCAAGGTTATATTCTAAATATATGAGTGTAGAGAAGCTATGGTATAGAGTGTGGAGGTTAAAAATAGGAGGTTACTATTATGAATCTTCAGCTCTTAAATCAATCGCTATCACGAAATATAGAACAAATCTATCCTATTGTCAACGAAGTATTTGATAGCACCATTCGCCGCACCACAACTAGTGGGCAGGCAATAAATGCCAAAACGTTCATTACTATGTTGAACCGTGCGTTACAGAATACTCACGTTCATGTTAAACGAGAGTTAACTAAAAAATTCGGCTCGGGAAAGGACTATAACGGACAGTACTATCCCGCAATGGGCGGCTTTTGCTATGAAGCAAAGAAAAGCAAAGTTGCACGGATTAAGATTTTTTTGTGCATTCATCCACGTAGTAATCGGTTATCATTAAGCGAAGAATCTTGGCAATATTTTAAGTATCGGTTTCTAAAGTGTCTGTCACATGAACTTGTTCATCGAGCGCAATTTGCCAATGGGCGACGTGTTGATAACGTCTTGATTTTTCGACCACATACACATCTTAATCTCCCTAAACGAACATTACAAGCTCAAACCTATCTGGGAGACATGGATGAGGTGGAAGCATATGCACATGACTGTGTGGAAGAATGGTACTATTTAAATCCTAACAAACCATTAACTCTTCGAGCTATCAAAGACCAATTTCGTAATGAGGGGGGTCGGCTTCCTGCGTTGCAATATTATTATGAAACCTTTTTAGGAGATGAAACGCATCCGTCAGTTCAACGGCTTTTCCGTAAAATAAAGGCGTGGGACGATATTGTACACCCCGTGTCATTAGAACTGCCAAACCGTCCACCCTACGTCATACAAAATGCACACGTCAAACGAAACATCTATTTTGGGTAATATTGCTAGTTTTTCTAAATACTATCGCATGTTTATTGAAGAGCCGACAAAAATATTTAAAAAACGAATGCCCCATGTATTTTGTGATATAGATGGCGTTCTTGCAGACTTTTATATGGGGTTAAAGCAACACTTCAAGGTCGAAGGAGCAAATGCGGTCGAAAAGTTCTTGTCCTCATCGGCCGGGTGGGACATTATTGCAAAAGAGGAACCGCATTTCTTCCTCAAACTGCCAATGCTGCCTGGTGCGCATACTCTTATGAGTACCCTTGTAAAGTTACGAGATAGTAATCATATTAGGCTCTCGATACTCACGGCGATCTCTAACGAATGGTATGCAGATCCGGTGATGCGTCGAATATGCACTCAAGATAAAACACAGTGGATTACCAGTCGTTGGCAAATTCCTCCGGCAAATGTGCTAGTAGTGCGACGCAAAGACAAGCAAAAATATGCCCGCGTACAACAAGCTATTGGACATCCTTCGGCGATGCTCATAGACGATTTTTATAAAAATGTTCTTGAATGGGAAATGGCCGGTGGCCATGCAATTCATCACATTTCTGCCACACGTACCATTCAGCGGCTAATGGATTACCTAAATTAGTTATATGGAGACATCTAGCTATATGGAGACATCGAAACCAAGCCGGCACCTGACGAAGCTTCTTCGGCACAAACTACCACTCACGCAGAAGCAGCTAGGCCAGCTAGCAGATCTTGACAGAAAAAAGCGTATAAGCAAACGCATTTATATCATCTTCGGTCGATTTCAGCCCCCCACGATTGGACATGAAGTATTGTTCAAAACGGCGGTGCGTCGGGCCCAAACCGAGCAGGCAAAGGTTGCACTCTTTGTCTCACAAACGCAGGATCGTAAAAACCCGTTGTCTTATTCGGATCGGGTTGCGGTGATTCAAAATAGCGTGCCAGGGTTGTTGATAGGCCCAAAGACTGTGCGCACGCCAGCAGAAGCTTTAACATGGGCGTTTGGTAAAGGATACCGAGACCTTATATTACTGGTGGGTGACGACCGCACAGAGGGATTTAGCCGTATGGCAAAATCTTGGCAAAACGCGGAAGATCCCGAGAAAGAGACAACCGTGAAAGTTCAAGACCTACCACGCACTGGTGCGATGGATGCATCAAAGGTCAGCGGCACGGTCGCCCGTAAATATGCACAGCAAGGGAATCTCGATAAGTTTAAAGAAATTCTTATCTCCGGCGCAAAAAACAATCGCACTGCGCAACGGTTTATGAGGATTATACAGGATCAATTAGGACGGTTGAAGGAGATGTTTATGACAAAGAAGCAGCCCCTTACAGAAGCAGATGAGGATGCAATTAATCGTGTAGTGAGGGAGCTAATGACTGATTCTTCGTGGTACCGTACCGACGAGGTGCCAGCTATATCAGTCGAGGAACCTGATAATCGTGGAGATATTGACTCAAATAGTCGTGTGCCTGAAGATACATCAGATAATATGTCGGTTATAGTTATTCATCCGGCACGACGTTTAAAGTTTGACGCAAAGGCTAAAGCTCAAAGAAGGCAAGAAGAAGTAAAAAAGTCGTAAAGCAATATTTAGGGTTTTTAGGTTGCTAAATAGTAGTATGGAGGTTAGTGATATGGAGGATAACATGACAAAGATCGATGTAAGTGCAGTTGAGGAACGCAAAGCTCAGTGGAAGAAACTGGTAACCAGTTTAGAAGAACGTGGTCGAGCACTACATAATGAACTGACATCAGTGCAGGCACAGTTAGCTCAGTTGAGCGGCGCTATTCAGGCCTGTGATGTACTTCTGGCAGGCGATGAAGCTAAACCAGAAGTATCAACAGCAAATAACGACAGCAAATAACGGATGATATATGGCAGATAAAAAAATAACTGAACTTTCATCGCTAGCGGGTGCTTCACACTTGGCGCCGGAGGATTTATTCGTCGTAGTGGATGACCCCGCTGGCACTCCGATTACCAAAAAGATTGCGGCTGTCGACGTTTTTGGGAACGGTATTTCGTTTGTTACAAATAGCTCATATCCTGCTGCGGTCGTTCTTCGAAGTGTCCTAACCGCAAACGTTAATGCAGATACAGCTTCTGCGAATACGTTAATTGCCGCACAGTTTGTTACGAATGCATTGGGCACATCTGCGAACACCGAATATCAGTACGCAGTACATGCTACTAGTAAGCTACATGCAGCCGCTTCTAAAGTTACCCGAGAGCATGCGGCCGCAAAGCTTGTACTTGACGTGGGGCCGGCTACGAATGTTGTTTCAAATACGAGTGTGCTTCGTCTGTTGGTTGCAAACACTGGCGCACGTGTATCTAATGTTGAGAGCTTCATCTCGTTTGGAGACGCAGCAGCAAACTCGACGACGGCGCAAACCCAGTATCTGTTTGACATTGGACAGAACGGCAGTGTGTCCGCTAATTTGGCAACCGGAGCCACCACTTGCGCAACTGCGTTATTTTCAAATTCTGCCGCTGGTACGGCTACACATAAGGTGCGCATTCGTGTCAATGGCGTAGATTATTGGTTACTTGCTGTTAACTCAGCATCCTAAGCATTTAATTTACACGTACTAAATACAGGGAGAGAGACATCTAGTTTCTCTCCTTTTTTTATGGAAAATTTGACTAAAAAAAATTATCTCTCGTACGCCATGAAGGTTTATGATAATCCAAGCTGTTCTGGATTGAATGAATTTCAATCGGATTTGGTTCGGGTCAAATATATCAAACGCCTCATTAACCGTTATAGTCGTACTGGAGAAATTGCTCCCCGTCTTCTACTCAATCATATCATTGGGATTTATAATGTCTTTGAAGCAACTGCGGTAGCTCAATTATTATTTTTTCGAACTGAAAAAACGTCGTGGAGGGCTCTGAAGACTGTGCTGGAATATCTCAATTTAATGCCCGACGCACTGCTACCAATTGAAGGAGTAATTATCCTAAATAAAGATATTCCCCGTGACGAAGTGTTATGGGAAAAATTATCGGAAACGGTTGACGGACATGCAACGACTGATTGACATTTATATTGTTTTTCAGCTTGTCAAAAAGCTGACAACACCTTTCAATAAGACTGATGCTTTCAAGCGCGGAATTATTGATGCAGCAGGCAATGTACTGCGTCCGTATAAAACTCTAAAGGATACTAAAGATAAAGCTGCGTGGACGTGGCTAGATATTCTCATGAATAATCTTAAACGGCTCCTTTCGAAAATTCCCGGTGGACAGTCCACCTTCTTTACCTATGCCATGGCGTTTTGGTTACTGAAAGAGCCCATTCTTAAATTACAAAAAGCGTCTCGATTTAGTGAAGCCAAACTGTCAGAGACGATTCTGGGAGCGTCGGCAGATAAATACTTATCGGAAGCGATGACTCTTACCGAACAACTGTCCGCGTTGTCTGCGGAGATTGGCAACGGCCAAACAGGTAAGACACGCAACCAACCGTTTAATATGTTCGCTGGGCGCCGTGTGTTCTCGGTGGATTCGAATACGTTCCATCGCTGTCGCCTTGGTAAGTACAAGCACGCTCGTTATGATAAATATGTTGGTAACGGACCACGCGGTCAAGAGATTCGCGAATATGGTCGCAGTCGTCATGGACGTCGTGGTATTATTCTCGTTGATGAGACCACGGGTGCTATGCTCTATTTACGCCACCCAGGCAATTACCATTTATCAAAATAATTCATGGCTAAAACTCGACCGCGCCGCAAAGTGTCACAAACACGGCAGAGAGTTTCTGATTCGATAGTAGTGTCTATTGCAAGATTAGAACAACAAGCGGAACAAACATCGGAGTTATTTGACGTACTCGGTGACAAATTTGATCGTATTTTAAGCCGTGTAGAAGAGTTAGCACTACATACGACGAGTTTGAATTCGCGTCACGATACCGAGATACAAGTGTTACAAAAACAAATTGCATCAACGGAAACCATTTTAAATCAGACTCGTGAAGACATTAATGCCATGTCTACGCAGTTGTCCGCATTAGTGGGCAAAGAACTATCTGAGGCAGTTAGTGAAATGTCTTCTGCAATTGACCAACTGTCTGATAAAATGGAAAAACAAAACAATCGACTGGACGAGCGAGTACAAAAACTTGAACGGTGGCGAATGTTTCTTATCGGAGGTGGGTTTGTTATAGGATTTATTCTCTCTCGCGCCGCAGATAGTGTTCTTCACGTATTATTCCCTTCGTCATAAACTATGATATACTAGTCGCCTATGTCGCAATGGCTCGAAGAAAAGTATATTGCACTCGCGGGCCTACAACTTGGGCGTTTTCATAAACAGTCACGCACAACTTACGCATTTCGTTGCCCGTTCTGTGGTGATTCACAAAAACGCCAAAACAAAACTCGCGGGTATTTTTTCCTATATAAAGGACAGTACTTTTATAAATGTCATAATTGTAATATTAGTATGTCGCTGCGGTCGTTTTTACGACAGCAAGCACCTGAGTTGTTTCGCGAATATCAACTAGATGTGCTTCGGCAAGAGCGACCCACTCATAGTATTTTGCCACCGAAGCCATCTCCGGAGGCATCCATGTTTGGATTTGGAAAGTCCACAGCTACGATTACCCTTCCAACAATAGCATCATTGCCACACCATCACGTGGCAGTACAATATTGTCATGCGCGTGGGCTTCCCGATGCTTCTTTGCCTCATTTATATTTTACTGACAAATGGACGGCATGGATTAAGGAAATGAAATGGTCGTATGCATTGCCCGAGGACAATGCACCACGCCTCATTCTCCCGTGGTTTAATCGTCGCAAAGAATTACTAGGCGCACAAGCACGACGCATCGATGCTACGGGAACCGCAGCACGTTACGTAACGCTTAAACAAGACACGTGTGAAGATAAAATTTATGGATGGGATCGACTTGATTTACATAAACGCATTCATGTGGTAGAAGGCCCTCTTGATTCGTGGTTTCTACCAAATGCTGTTGCCTCAATGGATTCGGATCTATTACGATTACGTGATCGCTACTTTTCAAATTATACAGTTGTGTATGTATGGGATAATGAACCTCGAAATGCGGTGGTGAATTCTAATTTGTTTAAGGCAATTAAAGAAGGCTGCTCCGTGGTTATATGGCCGTCACTACTGAAAGAAAAAGATTTAAATGAAATGTCGCTAGCGGGATATGCTGTATCAGAGTTAATCGAAAAGCATACGTATCGCGGGTTACGAGCAGAATTAGAATTTCGTCGCTGGCGCCGCATGACTACATAAAGTAGGGGTTATTATGGAACCGGTGAAGAAAGATATTTTAGATCATGGTCAGGTGGTCTTGTTGGATGTGTTTGGAAGTGATGCGCGTATCGCGGAATCTGCTCGTGTATCCTACGGTAAAGGCACCAAAAAAGTTAGCAGCGATAAGGCCTTGATTCGCTATCTCTTACGGCACAGGCACACGTCACCGTTTGAAATGTGCGAGGTTTTGTTTTATTTGAAAGTGCCTATTTTTGTCGCTCGTCAACTTGTACGACATCGTACAGCAAATATTAATGAGATGTCTGGTCGCTATAGTGAATTCCCTGAAGAACTTTACGTGCCTGACGAAGTTCAGCTTGGCCCACAATCTCCGATTAATAATCAAGGTCGCGCCGGTGCCGTTGCTTCTCTTCAGACTAAACGCGCACAGTTAGAAATTAGACGTGCAACAGATGAAGCGTTTCAATCCTATGATCGATTGTTGACTCAGAGCAACGTATCCAAAGAAATTTCTCGCATTGTGCTGCCGTTATCTGTCTATACCGAATTATATTGGAAGTGCGATTTACACAATTTCTTCCACTTTTGTCGATTACGATTGGACAATCACGCACAATACGAAATTCGTGTGATGGCGCGAGCCATGTTTGACACTATTATTCCATTTTTTCCTCTTGCAGCGGATGCGTTTCAAGACTATATACTAGAGACAAAAACATTATCACGTACTGAGCAGTTGCTTCTTGCTACAATGCTCTCTTCCACAACTCTTCCCCAATATGATCAATATGATCAGGCGAAGAAATTAGGAATGAGTGAACGGGAATATAATGAGTTTGTTCAGTGGATTCAAACTTTAACGTTGGGTGAATAATTATGTCAGAGTTATTGCCTGCTTCTCAACCTTTTACCCCTGATACCCCGTGGTCAACTGTCGGATATCTCACCTATAAACGCACTTATTCTCGGCGCCTCGAAGAAGATAATATCTCCGGACCCACCGAAGAATGGCTTGATACGATAAATCGTATTATCGCCGCCG